CACCTACTGGGGACCTAGATGGTCGGTCCCCCTTGGCTCTTCACAGAGCCAAGCCAATTCGGCCAGTCCGATCCTAGGATCAGAACGGCTGGCCATACCCGAGTTTGATGCGGACGTTCTCGGGGCGTCCACCTCGTAAGAGGTGCAAGCTGTCTGCAAAGGGTTCATCCCCCTGCTTAAGCAGGCACTTGAGCAAGGCGCCGTGATCTTCTAGGACAGAAGCCCTAAGCCGATTCACGACGCGCCAACCCTTAACCAAAGGGTTGTGCAGGTGAGCGTGGAACTTCTCAGGCAAATACGAGAAGACGCTCTCCCTACCGAGCACCGAGCTGGTCGATTCGACAACTGGATAGTACCGGAGAACCGGTTCTATGAAGCTATCCAACAGCTTGGCAGTCTCCCAATACCCTAGCCAGTAGAACTGGTTTCGGGTTGAGATAGTACCAAGAAGCTCGCTTACTTGGTCGCGCTGCGAAGGTATTACCTGACGCAGTTTCACGATAGAAACATCGTGACCTGCAAAGTATTCCTTCCCGCAGGACTCTCTGAAGTTTCCACTCCAGAAAGACTTGCGTACATTCACTTTCGAACCAAAATCCGAGAGTGTCTGAACAACGCTTGGCGCAAAGTCCTTGGGGACAATGATGTCATCCCCGTAGACACGCACACGATCCCGGTACTCTCTCACGAGAGCCGGGGTAACCGTTGTGCTGAGCTGCCGAGCAATCCCCATGAAGACCAGGGTCGAAAAGACCAAAGCCTCTACAGGAAAGGTGACAGCTGAACCCATCGATGCGAACTTAGCCAGGCGGATTAAGCCATGGCCAGGCACATCAGCAACTCGGGATCTACACGCATCCAGCCCCTCTTGCAAGTTGGGGAAGGAAGACGTCATGATCCTTACAAGCTGATTCGAGACACGATCAGAGGCTTCACTAAGATCTAGTGTTGCCAATTCCCCCGTAAGGGAACCCTCACGGGCCATTCGCTGGTTAGGCGTCTGGTCTGTGAAGCCGACTACTGAGAAGCCGTTATTGGTATTCTCGCGAATACCTATGAACGGAGACTCAATATGCCCGACAAAACTACGAAGGAGTCCTTGTTGCATGTATTGCATGCACGTGGGCTCTATCGCAATGATGCGAGGTGTCTTGAGCGTCTTAGGCACGGCAATGACCCTTACAGGTCGCTCCGCACCAGGTTCGATGAAGTGAGTGCCAGAATAGACATCCCGGTCATACCGGGGAGAAACGACAGCATGCCATCCCAGAGGGAAGACACGCTCGAGTCGCTCTGTCCATTCAATCTGCTGATATTTGCTGTTTCCAACAAGCTTGTCAGCAGTGGCTCCTGGTCCATGCTTGGGAATGATGCGCTGGTAATGGATGTCTTCATCCACAGCCTGCAGCACTGCTCCCCACAAGACCAGCGAAGACTTGCGAAACTCCTCTTCGAAAACGATCGGGAGTTCATTATCGCAAGCCCTCACTTCATGCTCACACTCGATGTATCCGTCAAAAGCCTTCTTCATCCTCGCTTCAGTGCAAGGGAGAAGAAGTTTCGCAAACAGCAACGAGAGTTGCCGTATGACGAATATTGCATCTTTGTCAGGATCGTCGAGCAGCACGCCGGAAGCGCGATCGAAGATACGTTCCCAAAACCGATCTAGGAAGACCGGAAAGAACCCTTCACGTGACATCTTAAAGCCACGGAAGGATTCAGGGGACAGCTTTCCCTCAGCGAGCGCCCTTTGGAGGCCCTCACTGAGAGTAGGCAGGGTTATCGTGTAAAACGAGTCGCCCTCACTCTTCGATCTACTCTCGAGAATTTCTTTCTCGAAAGTAGTGCTTTCAACGCCGCACAGCCGTTCTGAGTCATTTAGAACGGCCATCCAGAGTTCCAGGAAGGTGTTTCCCATGTCATCCTTTCATAAAGGTAGGCGTGTGGTTCCCTGACAGTCCTGGGACTTGTCGCATACTACAAAGCTCTGTGGGGGGATCCCTTCGGATCCCCCCGTCCAACAGACGTTGGAGGTTCGGTGGTTAGATTTCGCCACCGAGGAGCTGAGTAGCCCGTGCGCCGGTAGATGCAGTGAGGTAGGCCGTGAGGCCGTCCACGATCTGCTTCTGCTCGGCGATGGTGTACCCAACGGTCGGCACGTCGATAACAAGGTAAGCACTCATGGAGTACTCCTTGTTAAAGCCGGTCGACAGCGGGTCCGCCGCCACCTTACGGTGGTCAACGCGGATCTGTCGTCGGTTTCGCTTGCCATAGGCATGCGAAACCGAGAGCTTCACCGTGCCGTCATCCTTGGTGAAAGTACCAGAAGACGGCCCGCTGCCAGTACGCGGAAGCGTCTGTGCAACGGCGTTGATGGTCACGGTCTGCGGATCAGAGAACATGGAACTCTTTCGATAGAAGGGGTATGAATCCAGGATTTTCTGAATTCACTTGTAGGAGGTGGTCCCTCGGTTGATACCGATGGCCGCCATGATTGCCAATTGCCTGGGACTCATAGAATCCCAGGTCGTGGCGAATCCGAATGGTGAGGCCGCGAGCCGCTTTTTGGTCTCATATCCCATCGTCACCGTACATTCGTACGGGTAGA